CACCAAGCAGGTCAAGGCGGCGTCCACTCTGAATAACGGCTTCAACTCCGCGTATGTCGGCGGTGATGGCGTTTCGTTGTTTAGCACGGCGCATCCGTTGATCTCCGGCGGCACCAACAGCAACACGCCTTCTACCGCTGCTGACCTGAACGAAACGTCGCTTGAGGCGGCGGTCATTCAGATCGCTGGCTGGACGGATGAGCGTGGTCTGCTGATCGCTGCTAAGCCGAAGAAGCTTGTTGTTCCCCCGGCCCTGATGTTCGTTGCAACCCGTCTGCTTGAGACCGAGCTTCGCGTCTCGACTGCGGATAACGACATCAACGCGCTGAAGAACAACGGCTCGATCCCGGGCGGTTACACGGTCAACCACTTCTTGACCGATACCAACGCGTGGTTCCTGACCACCGATGTTCCCAACGGTATGAAGCACTTTGTGCGGACCCCGCTGCAGAACTCGATGGACGGTGACTTCGATACCGGTAACGTGCGGTACAAGGCTCGCGAGCGTTATTCGTTCGGCTGGTCTGATCCGCTCGGTATGTACGGTTCGCCGGGTGCTTAATCAGTTTAATGACTGATTGGAAGGGGGCTTCGGCCCCCTTTCTTTTTTATATTAGGTGTGATACAACAGCACTATTCCGGGGTCATCCCGTGTATCAGGCAGTCCCGGCTGACGACATGCAGACTGATACACGCTACTCGCATGTGAGGCTTAAATGTCTAATACCACCTTCTCCGGTCCAGTTCGGTCCCAGAACGGCTTTCAAACTATTTCCGTTAACTCGACCACGGGCGCGGTTACGACCACTTCGACGATTGGTCCCGCGATGAGCGTGGATTCGGTTTCCGCGACGGGTAATGTCACGGCAGATAGCGGCACGGCTCCTGCTTCGGGTGGAATGTCGGCGATTCTTATCAGCTCGACCGCTAACTTCGGTATTTTTGTTGGTTCCGGTGCGCCGACAATTTCTGCTGCGCAAGGTTCGCTGTATCTTCGTACTGACGGCACGACGACGAACGACCGTATCTATGTGCGTGGTTCGGCTGCTTGGATCGCCATCACGACCGCGTCCTAATGGAGGTTTGCCATGATGCAGACCGATGTAAAAGCTGGGTACGTTAGTGCCACAGCCACAGTGTTTAGTGGTCGAACTCGGTTTAAAGGTTTGGTGGTGACGCCGGGTTCGACTACAGGCACGGTCGTTGTAAGAGACGGCGGCGCTAGTGGTGCAACTGTTTTTTCAACGACTACGCTGGCAAACGGTACTCCGTTTTCAGTGTTGATTCCGGGCGAAGGTGTTGTTTGTGCCACCGATCTGCACGTGACTGTGACCGGTACTGCGACGACTGCCACGGTGTTTTACGGGTGATGTATGGACTTTGATACCGCATTCCATACGCTTCTTGGTCATGAAGGGTCGTATTCAAACCATCCGAATGATCCGGGTGGGGAGACGATGTGGGGCGTCACGATTGCTGTAGCGCGTGAGCACTGCTATGACGGCCCTATGAAAGATATGCCGACGGATGTTGCGAAGGCGATCTACAAAAAGTCGTATTGGGATGCGGTTCAAGCCGATAAGCTGCCTCCTGTAGTTCGGTATGCTGTGTTCGATGCTGCGGTCAATAGCGGTGTCGGAGCTGCGGTGAAGTGGTTGCAGCAGTCCGTTGGAGCTACGCCTGATGGGGTGCTCGGGCCAAAGACATTGGCCGCTCTCAATGAAGTCAATCCTGATGGGCTGCTTCGGAAGATGTTGGCTCGGCGGCTTCGAGCCATGACGGAGATGAAGAATTGGCCGTCTTTCTCTGCTGGGTGGGCTAGACGGATTGCAAGCTTGTTGGAGTCGTAAATGAACAATCTTCGGCAGGAAATCGCCAAGCTGAGAGCCGAAGCGGAAGTCGAGCTTCGTAGGCTTGATGCTCAAGCCCCTGCCAAAGAAGTCGCTGGTAAAGCGATTGGTAGGCATGGCCTCTTCTATATCACCCTGATCGTCATCATCGGCGTTGTCTCCAGTCTGTACCTAGAGTCCGACAAGATCGCAGCTGTGATGGGTCTTTTAGGTGCTTCGCTTACCGCGCTTATTTCCATGCTCAACGGGATCGCCGGGGCTACACCCAAGCAAGAAAAGCCCGAGTTCCAAGTCATCCAGACGCTGATCGAAAAGCTTGACAAGCTGGATCGACAAGAGCCGCCTATGAAAGTTGATGTCACCGAAGGGCGTGTAACGGTTACTAAAGGCGACGATCATATAACCGCCTCGAAATAAACGACATAAGTCAAAGATGAAATGATTGACTTTCACAAAACCATAGCTGCTGTTGCCGCTAGCATTGCGGCGCTTGGCGGTGGTTACACGCTGTTTGACAAGTGGGGCTTGTTGGACAATCAAATCATTCAGTGGGCACCAGAACACTTTAAGATCGCTGATACGAAGATTGGCGAGCCAATCATGGTAACAGTAGCCCGGATCAAGAAGCGTGACGATTGTTCAGTTGAGTCGTTTATTCCAGCAATTCGCGACGGCAACAACGTTGTGCATGAAGCGGTGTCGTCAAACCCAAACTTTGCAGGGCCTGCAAGTCACGAAATTGATACGTTTACATATTTGCTGACGTTAAAACAGGTTCCGGCACCTGGGAAAGCGACATTGCTGGCGACCATCAAGTACAAATGCCCGGAAGGTGACCGTGTAGTCATTTACCCGAAGCACCCAAACTTAGCATTCAACCTGAGAAACTGACATGGCCCCCCTTCTTGCCGGTATCGTCTCAAGCCTTCTTTCAAACAACCTGCCGAAGGTTGCTCAGGCGGTCGTGGACAAGGGGCTGGACTACGTTCAAGAGAAGACTGGGATTGAGCTAAAGCCCGACATGAACGCAGAAGAGATCAAAGCTCTGCGTGAGTCTGCCATGAAGCATGAGGAGTTCATGGTCGAGCAAGCCAATAAAAACACGGCTGACGCTCGGGCGATGCAGACCGCTGCATTGCAGCAAAATGATACGTTCTCCAAACGCTTTGTCATGTATTTGGCGACGTTTTGGTCCGTCACTGCAGTCACGTATATTTTCTTTATCACCTTTGGTACGATTCCAGAAATCAACGTCCGTTTTGCGGATACGATACTTGGCTTTCTCCTTGGCACAGTGGTCGCAACGATCCTGAACTTCTTCCTCGGGTCTAGTGCTGGCAGCAAAGAGAAGACTGACGCGCTGACGGCAGAGCTGAAAGAACAAAAGAGGTAAACATGGCTAAGACTCCTGCATGGCAGAGAGCGGAAGGCAAGAACCCCAAGGGTGGGTTGAATGCCAAAGGCCGAGCCAGCTACAATGCGGCTAATCCGGGCAAGCCGGGTCTCAAGCCTCCTCAGCCTGAAGGTGGAAAGCGCCGGGATTCATTTTGTGCTCGGATGAAAGGGATGAAGCGAAAGCTTACTTCCGCTAAAACGGCAAATGATCCCAACAGCCGGATTAATAAGTCTCTCCGCGCTTGGAATTGCTGACATGAAAAAAGCACGCAAATATCAAAGCGGTGGCGTTTTAGCCGATAAAAATCCGAACATTCAAGATGATGTTAGGCAGAGGGCGTTGATGTATGCGGGGCTTGGGGCGCAAGACCGCAATATTGTGGCAGAAGGTTTTGCAAACGATATTAAGCGTCAGCAGCAAGCGGAAGCTGAAGGACGCGACGCTGCATTGCGTGCGCAGCCCGAAATGGACAAAATTATTCGTGCGGCTTTAGCACGTGAAAAAACCCGAACACGTGAGCAGCCTTCTGCAAGGATGCAAGAAGTTATACGCGTAGCAAAACTTAGAGAGGCTAATCCTAACGTCGAGACCGAGTACACAGCGCCTGATAAGCTTAGGTGGCCTGCGTTTCTTCCTTCGTCAGACTACGGACATAAAAAAGGCGGCGCTATTAAAATGGCGTCGGGCGGTTCGGTGAGTTCCGCTTCTAAACGCGCTGACGGTATCGCTCAGCGAGGCAAAACTCGTGGCAAGGTGTGCTGATGGAAATGCCGCTTTGGAATACAGTCCTAACTGTAGCGCTTGGGCTGTTTGCATGGGTTTTCAAAGAGAAGGCCGCAGAGCTTAAACGCCTTGAGATCCTCCTGAACAAAACTCGGGAAGAGGTTGCCAAAGAGTATGTGACGAAAGTCGAAGTACACAACGACATCAATCGGGTACTAGATCGTCTTGATCGTTTGGAAGCCAAGATTGATGCGTTCATCAAGGATCAGAGAAGTGCCCTCAACTAGTCAGAAGCAACACAATCTTATGGCGTTGGTTGCTAACAACCCCGCCGCAGCCAAACGCATCGGCATCCCACAGCGCGTGGGCATGGAGTTTATGCAAGCCGACAAAGGTGTTAAATTTAAGGATAGCAATAGACCGCGTCCTGATCAGCAACGTATCAACAGCCCGAAGACCAATCAAGGCGCTTCGGAATTTTTTAAAGAAGGTGGTGCCATGAAAGAGTCCAAAGCAATGGTCGGTAAAGAAGTGGCCTTTATGAAAAAGAAAGGTGCTCCCGCCGCTATGATCAAGCACGAGATGGCCGAAGCCAAAGGTATGAAGTACGGCGGCAAGACCAAAAAGATGGCGGGTGGCGGGCTAGCTGCCGGACATAAAGCGGCTGATGGGATTGCCAAAAAAGGCAAGACCAAGGGCACGAAAGTGGTGATGCGTAAAGGCGGGATGTGCTGACATGCCTAATCCACGTAAACCCAAAGTAGTCGGCCCGTTTGAGGGCGTCAATCCTCCGGATGACGTTGGTGCACCGCCAGCATCTACGCCGAAACCGCCGGTCAATGAGCTGACGCCATCGCCTGAAATGATGCGAAAAATGGACGCGGAAGCCGAGCTGCAAAAGCTGCGTGATGAGTCCGGCAAAGCCGCTGAAATTTCTCGTCGGTCAGCGATGGGCACGTTGAAGCGGGCAAAGGGCGGCTCTGTCAGTTCAGCTTCCAAACGTGCAGACGGTTGTGCACAACGCGGCAAGACGAAAGGTCGTTTCGTCTAAGGAGCGTCGCTATGATGGCTTCTCGTGGGATGGGGGCTATTAGCCCCCGGAAGATGCCGGGTCCGAAGCGAAAACAACGCCGTGACGATACGGCGTTTTATGAGTATGCTGAGGGTGGGTCTGTCAATGCTGCGGGCAACTACACGAAGCCGGGGATGCGTAAAGCACTGTTCAACCGCATCAAGGCTCAGGCGGTGCAGGGTACGGCGGCAGGGCAATGGTCCGCGAGGAAAGCGCAGCTCCTAGCGAAGCAGTACAAGGCTAAGGGTGGGGGGTATCGAGATTGAAAGCCCCGCAGCAGTCGCTTAAAGACTGGACCGCTCAGAAATGGAGAACAAAGAGTGGAAAACCGTCCTCCAAGACTGGTGAACGTTACCTTCCTGAAGCTGCTATCAAAGCTCTCAGTCCTGCCGAGTATGCCGCTACAACTCGTGCGAAACGGGCTGGCAAGGCTAAAGGAAAGCAGTTTGTTAGTCAGCCTAAAGGCATTGCTCAAAAAACGGCGAGGTATAGATAAGTGACTACCACCGGTACCGCCACATTCAATCTTGACGTTAACGACCTCATTGAGGAGGCGTTCGAGCGTTGCGGGCAAGAGCTGCGTACGGGCTATGATTTTCGGACGGCTCGGCGTAGCTTGAACCTGCTGACGATTGAGTGGGCGAACCGGGGCATTAATCTGTGGACGATTGAGCAAGGGCAGATTCCGCTCTACCCTAATCAGGCCATCTACGCGCTGCCCAACGACACCATCGACCTTTTAGATCAGGTCACGCGCACGAATGCAGGTGTCGGAACGACGCAAGTCGACATCAACATTAATCGGATCAGTGAGTCCACGTACTCTACGATTCCTAATAAGTACGCATCGGGTCGGCCCATTCAAGTCTGGATCAACCGTCAGACGGCTGAGTCAAACGCGACAACGGCAACGGTGGCAACACAGAATGCCGCCCCGGCTGATACGACGATTTACGTCAATGATGTCACGCAGTTTGCAGCCGCAGGTTTTGTGAAGATCGGTAATGAGATCATCAGTTACAGCAATCTAACTCAGCCGAGCCCCAGTTCGACGGCGGGCTACTTTAGCTATTGCGGGCGCGGGCAACAGAACACGATTGCCGCTACACACAACGTTGGTGCTGCGATCTCGGTCGTGCGGCCCCCGTCGATCAATATCTGGCCGCTGCCCAATCAAGGTTCGATTGGTGATCCGTTCTACATGTTTGTGTACTGGCGCTTGCGTCGGATGCAGGATGCGGGCACGGGCACGAAGACGGAGGACATTCCGTTTAGACTGCTGAACTGCATGGTGGCGGGGTTGGCGTACTACCTGTCGATCAAGTTGCCCAACGCTACGCCGGATCGGATTGCGATGCTGAAGGCAGACTACGAGCAGCAATGGCAGTTGGCGTCGGAAGAAGATCGCGACAAAGCCAACGATCGGTTTGTTCCCCGCATTATGTATTACAGGTGATGTATGGCGGGGCCAAAGTACGCTGCCGGTAAGTATTCGATCGCCGAGTGCGATCGCTGCGGTCAACGATACTTGCTCAAACAGTTGCGTAAGCTGACAATCAAGACAAAGATGGTCAGCATTAAAGTGTGTCCGGAATGTTGGGAACCTGATCAGCCACAGTTGCAGTTGGGCATGTATCCGGTCTATGATCCACAGGCAGTGCGTGAACCGCGTCCTGATGTCAGTTATCAGCAGGCGGGTACTACGGGGCTTCAGATCGCTTTAAATGGCGGTACAGGTCCAAATGCTGTGGGGTATCCAAGTCCGGGCAGTCGCGATATTCAGTGGGGATGGAATCCTGTCGGGGGCTCGAGAGCCAACGATGCCGGATTAACGCCAAACAACTTGGTGTTAACGATTCAACTTGGTACAGTAACGGTAGTGACTACCTGAAGGAGTCCACGATGGACGCGAAGAAAGCGGTTCACAAGCACGAGCGAGCGATGCATCCCGGCAAGCCGCTGACCAAACTTGCTAAAGGCGGCAAAACCAACGCGCAGATGCGGCAGCTTGGACGTAACCTTGCAAAGGTTGCCAACCAGAAGAAGTCTGTTCGTTCTGTTCGCGCCACGGGGATCTGACATGGCTAAATTTAGCATGAAAGTGAAGGGCAAAGAGATCGGCCCTGCCGATGTCTACGCGCCCGCGCACACTATGACGGGCGATAACGTCCGTTTGGGTAATGGTTATGATGCAGAACCGACCAAAGCGGACAGCGTGAACATGTCGGTGTACGGTGTTGATCGGCACGGCTACAGCCCAGAAGCTAAAACGACGGGCATCAAGATGCGTGGCACTGGCGCTGCAACGAAAGGCGTCATGTCTAGAGGGCCGATGGCGTGAACTACACGGAGCTCTCTGCAGCACTCGTTGCGTACACAGAAAACACCAGCACCGAGTTTGCTGCACAGATTCCTGTTTTTGTTAAACAGGCTGAACAGCGTATTTATAACTCTGTTCAGTTCCCGTCTCTGCGTAAAAACGTGACGGGAACAACGTCTGCAAATATTAAGTATCTTTCGTGCCCGCTTGATTTTCTTGCCGTTTACTCGTTTGCGGTTATTGACGGCACGGGTGCCTATGAGTATTTGCTGAACAAAGATGTGAACTACATTCGGCAAGCGTACCCGTCGCCTACTGATGCCGCCATTCCAAAATATTATGCGTTGTTTGGTCCGACGGTGTCTGGTACGACGATTACGACGGAGCTGTCTTTCCTTTTCGGCCCAACGCCAGATAACGCGTACACCGTCGAATTACACTATTACTACTATCCTGAGTCAATCGTCACGGCTAACACAACTTGGCTGGGCGACAATTTTGACTCGGTCTTGTTGTACGGTTCGCTGATTGAGGCTTACACCTACATGAAGGGTGAGCAAGATCTGATTACGCTTTACGATGGTAAGTACAAAGAAGCACTTGCTCTTGCTAAGCGTCTGGGCGACGGTATGGAGCGTCAAGATGCGTACCGGTCTGGGCAATACAGACAGGCGGTGACCTGATGGCTTTCACCGGCAACTATACTTGCGACGTGTTTAAGACGGGGTTGCTGACCGGCTCGTTTAATTTTTCGAGCGGGTCGTTTTACATGGCCCTCTATACGAACAATGCAACGCTTAATGCCAGTACAACCGCGTACACGACTACCGGCGAGGTTTCTGCTTCTGGGTATGCTGCAGCTTTATTGACGGGGGCTACCGTTGCTATTAACGATAATATTGCGTATCTTACGTTTAACAACCCTAGCTGGTCTGCTGCGTTCACCGCTCGGGGCGCGTTGATTTACAAGGCTGGTGATAATGGCGCTGTATGTGTCTTAGATTTTGGCACAGATAAAACTTCCGTCAGCACATTTACCGTGCAGTTTCCAACTGCCACCAACACTTCCGCAATCATTCGTTTGGGGTAAATCATGTCTCACGAAAAAGCCAAATCTACTGACATCGTGACCGCTTCGGTGGAACGCCATGTCCAACCGACCGAGAAAGTCAAAGCGGGCGGTAAGTTCTATATTGAGTGCCTCGACAAAGACGGCAATCGTAAGTGGGAAGCAGAGTCCAAGAACCTCGTGGTGAACGTGGGTCTTCAGGACATGAACACTCAGTACTTTAAGGGTGTGTCGTATTCTGCTGCTTGGTATATTGGGCTGTATGGCGCTGCTTCATCAAACAATCCGGCTGCTGGTGATACCGCTGCTCTTCATGCTGGCTGGACTGAGAACACGACCTACAGCAACGCCACCCGTCCTGCTGCAACGTTTGGGACGGCAACGACCGCAGATCCTTCGGTGATTAGCAACTCAGCCTCGCCAGCATCGTTTAGCATCAACGGCACCACGACCATTGGTGGCGCGTTCTTGATCAGCAACAATACTAAAGGCGGCTCCACAGGGATTCTGTTCTCTGCCGCTGATTTCCAGTCTCCCGGAGACCGGAGTGTGGTATCGGGCGATACGCTGAATGTGACCTATACGTTCTCGCTAGATGCTGCCTAATAGGCCGATGTCATGGCGCTTGTCCTAAAAGACCGTGTAAAAGAGACAACAACAACGACTAGCACTGGCACTTATACACTAGCCGGTGCTGTGACGGGCTATCAATCCTTTTCTGTCGTCGGTGACGGAAACACAACCTACTATACGGTCACAAATGGTACTGACTGGGAAGTCGGTATCGGAACGTACACATCTTCTGGAACTACGCTCAGTCGAGATACGATTCTTGACTCTAGCAATTCAGGGTCGGCTGTTAACTGGGGGTCAGGCAGTAAGGATGTGTTCCTGACGTATCCCGCAGAGCGTTCAGTTTATATTGACGGGTCAGATATTGTTCCCGCTACATCAGCGTCATATTCAGGCAACGTCACGACAATCCAACTAAGGTACAGCAGCACACCTGGATCTGTCCCGACTGGCGCAAGCCTTTCCGCTGGTGAGTTGGTGGTCAACACCGCTGACGGAAAGCTGTACTTCAAAAACAGTAGCGGCACTGTTCAGGTCTTAGCCCAGATCAATCAGGCCACAACAAATGGTGCTGAAACCCTAACCAACAAACGAATTGACCCAAGAGTATCTAGCACTGCATCGACCTCGGCCATCACTCCTGATATTTCTGCGTATGATCAGTATGTCGTAACGGCACAGGCGGCGGCGTTGCAGATTAACGCGCCAATCGGAACTCCTGTAGATGGTAACAAGCTGATCTTTCGTATTCTGGACAACGGGACATCGAGAGCGTTGACTTGGAACGGCACTTACACTGTAATTGGCGTAACGCTTCCTACCGCAACGACAATCAGCAAAACCACATATGTCGGCTGCATCTACAACGCCAATAACACGCGCTGGGATGTGGTCGCAGTAACCACGCAGGCATAACATGATCAAAATCGATTTTGAATTCGAAACGCCGCACGGCAAGTTCGCTGACGCTCTGCACCTGCCGGAAGATCACACCTTCACCGAGGCAGAGATCCAGGCCATGAAGGAGCAGCGCCGGGACAACTGGATCGCAGTAGTCACCGCGCCCCCGGTAGAACAGCCGGATACCACCAAAGAGATCGGTGGTGAGGTCTATCAAAAGCTAGAAGGAGTCCCGCCCTCTGGAGCCAAACTGATCGAGATTGATGGCATCTGGTTCTATAGGGTGTAACCGTGGCAGATCGCTACTGGGTCGGTGGAACGGCTGCGTGGGACGGTACTGCCGGTACCAAATGGGCGCTAACCTCCGGCGGTGCCGGTGGACAAGCTGTCCCTACGTCTGCGGACGATGTGTTCTTTGATGGTGCTTCCGGCGCAAACACCGTAACCATCTCTACAGGGAACACCGGGGCCAAGTCAATCAACTGCACTGGCTTTACCGGCACTCTAGCGGGATCTGCGGCTATCACGGTGTCTGGCAGCGTTACTTTGGTTGCCGGGATGACGGTGACTTATGTCGGTACGTTGACGCTTAATGGAACAGGAACGCTAACCAGCGCGGGTAAAACGCTTGGCCCGGTAACGATTAACGGCGCAGGTATTACGGTAACGCTTGGTGATGCACTAAATGTTGGGTCTAATACATTAAACGTCACACAGGGAACGTTTACAACTTCGGCCAGTAATTATTCCGTTACCGCTCTAAATTTGGTGTCTAACAACAGCAATACTCGAACAATTTCACTGAACGGCAGCACCCTTACTTTTAGTCAAAGTTCTAGTGGTAATTCGGTAAATTTTTCAACCAATACTAATCTAACTTTTAATGCTGGAACGTCAACAATTATATGCACAGGCTCTGGCACCGGTCTTGCTGGCGGGGCAGTAACTGCAACTGGGGTTACTTTTTATAATGTGTCTTTTACATCAGGAATAGCGGCAACGCATTTTATAACTAGTATTAATACCTTCAACAATTTAACCATTACCGCGCCATCTACCGTAGGTATTCGTCAAGTTACTTTTGATTCTCGCCAAACCATCAACGGCACCCTATCCACCACAAGCACCGCAGGCAATCGACGAGTTTTTTTTCAAGGTGTTACCTACGGCCTAGCCCAAACCCTCACGATCAACTCCGCTCCTAGTCTGACTGACGCAGACTTTCGGGACATCTACGTTGTTGGTACTGCTGCACCGATCTCTGGTACGAGGATCGGTGATTTAAGAGGATGCCGAGGGATCACATTCAGTGCGCCGAAGACGGTGTATTGGAATCTTGCTGGCGCACAGAACTGGTCTGCCAACGGCTGGTCGGATACCTCTACAGGAGCGCCCAATACCAATTTCTTCCCGCTCGCTCAAGACACAGCCACGTTCACTAACGCCGGGTCAGTGACCGGCACGATTACGATGGACTCTGCTGTTCCCTACACAGGGACGGTCGATATGTCTGGACGGACGAGCGCGATGACGTTGAACTTGGGAACTTTTACAATTTACGGAAATTGGATAAATGGTTCTGGGTCAAACGTATCGAGCGGAACCTTATTAACCTATTCCGGTAGAAACACACAGACCATTACCAGTGCAGGCAAGAGCTTTGGTGGTGCGTTAACGGTTGACTCCTACGGAGGCACAGTTCAGCTTGCTGATGCGCTGAATATTGGATCAAATATACTCACCGTCACCAACGGCACGTTTGATACCAAGAACTTCAATGTCACTGCTGGGACTTTGTCTTCCAGCAACTCCAACGTTAGGACAATTGCGTTGGGGTCAAGCACAGTTACAATAAGTAGTTCAGGTTCGGCTATAGGGTTGTCAACGGCAACGAACCTTACATTTAGCGCTGGTACTTCACAAATAAATTTGACGAGCAATAATTCAGCCGTAACTATTAACGGAGGCGGTGTAACGTTTTATAACGTGTCGTTTACAGGCACGGGAACATTCAACGCCGATCACACAATAAATTTTGTTAACACATTTAATAATTTAACAGTTGCCGCTCCATCATTTAGTGGCGAATATAGAAATGTGGCGTTTTCTCAAAATCAAACAATAAATGGCACCTTGACTGTTAATGGAGCAACAGTAATTAGGCGATTAAGTGTTAGGTCAAATTCACCTGGAGTTCCAGTAATATTAACTGTAGGGACTTTATCCGCAACAGACTGCGACTTCCAAGACATCACGATTGCTGGAGCTGCTGCGGGATCATCGCCGACCAGAGCAGGTAACTGCGGTGGGAACTCTGGAATTACGTTCCCTGCTCCAAAAACCGTTTACTGGAACCTTGCTGGATCACAGAACTGGACTGCTACGGGATGGTGTCCAACTTCTGGTGGAACGCCAGACATTAATCAATTTCCACTGCCACAAGATACTGCGGTGTTTGATGATACTGGGGCTGCTGGAACCATAGCATTTAATTTGCCACGGAACGTTGGAACATTTGATGCTTCTGCAAGAACGAGCGCAATGACATTGTCTGGGCCGTCTGGTCCGACTGTTTATGGAAATTGGAAATTTGGCACTGGCGTGACTTGCTCAATTAACGCAACAATGCAGTTTGCAAAAAATGGCACACAAACAATTACAAGTAATGGAGTGTCCTTTGGTGGTACAGCTATAAGTGTAATAAATATTTCAACAGTAGTACAGCTTGCTGATGCATTAACAACAACAAGTGTGTTTTCGTTGTCTGGAGGAACATTTGATGCTGTCACATACAATGTGACATTTACTACAGCGTCAACTAGTGGATCTACTAGAACATTAAAAATGGGATCTGGTACATGGACTTTAACAGGCACAGGCGCGGTATGGAATCCAACCGCATCTGGCTTAAACTTTTATAAAGGCACAGCCAATATTGTTCTGTCTAACACCAGCTCGTCAACACGATCTTTTGAAGGCGGGGATTTTACTTACAATAAACTCACCATCGGCGGGACAACCGGCACATCTACTTTATTTATCGGTGGAAACAATACATTTGCAGAGATTGCCAGCACGAAAACCGTTGCACATACCATAGACTTCCAAGCAACCAATCAGACCTTCGGCAAGTGGACTGTCACGGGCACTGCGGGTAACGTGGTCACGTTGGGAGGCACAGGAACCTCTCACATCCTTGCTGGCTCTTGCACATCCGGTATTGACTACCTTGCAATGGGCAGTATCGGCTTTGCAGCCACAAGCCCCGGTGAGTTCTACGCTGGAGCCAACAGCACAGGAACGGCAGCTGCGCCTGTTTACCGCACGGCTAAACCTGCTGATGGAACCCGCTACTGGGTCGGTGGCACGGGCAACTGGTCGGATACCGCGAGATGGTCTACTAGCTCTGGCGGCGGTTCCGGAGCAGCGGTTCCACGTAGTCACGATGATGTGATCTTTGATTCAGCCTCTAACGCAACTGCCTATACCGCTACGGTAGATGCCGTGACCGGCGGGATTCGGATGAAGTCACTCACGATCGCTGGGCCGCTGTCTGGCAATGTGACGCTTGCTGGATCGACCGCAATGGTCGGGATACACGGCAACGTAACGCTTCCTGCAACGGGACTGACGAGGACATATACTGGGAACATGACGTTATCCAGCAACTCGACTGGACTGACTTTTACGACTAATGGGGTAACGCTGGCAAGCACGATAACAATAAATGGCGTAGATTGTTCGTGGAGTTTGGGTAGTGCGCTAAATATAGGAACGTCAGCGCTGACGGTTACGAATGGCTCTATTAATCTTTCCACCTATAATTTAACGGCGGGCAATATCGCGTCTAATAACGGAAATACTCGCACAATTAACTTTGGCACGGGAACAACAACGTTGGGACTTTCTGGATTTATTAATTTTGGCACAACCGAAACAACTCGTGCAAACCTAACTGTTACCGCAAGCACCTCTCAGATTGACTCCTCAGACACTTCGCCAACCTTTTCTGGCAACAACCAAACTTTCTACAACGTCAGCTTTACCAATACCAGCCCCGGAACTACCATCACCATCAACGGCGTAAATAGCTTTAACAATCTGTCTTTCACCGGCATTACTTCTTCGGGCCTAAAGACCATTGCCCTGTCTGCCAACCAAACGGTCACCGGCACTTTGACCTTCTCCGCTGGCACCAACGCCACGATGCGGCAGTTTGTCCAATCAAACACAATTGGCACCACCCGCACGATCACTGCCGCTGCGTTCTCCGGTACGGATGTAGACTTTCGCGACATCACTATAGCGGGTGCTGCGGCTCCGGTATCTGGAACTCGGCTGGGGGACTGTAAGGGCAACAGTGGAATCACGTTTACCGCTGCGGCAAACAAATATTGGAACCTTGCAGCGGGTGGCGGCTGGTCCGCTACAGGCTGGGCCTTAACAAGTGGGGGCGGGGTTGCAGCAAATAACTTCCCTTTGGCGCAAGATACCTGCATCTTTGAAGCCACAGGGCTAAACAGCGGTGCCACGATAACCATCGATGTCTCCTACAACATCGGCACCATCGATATGTCGGCTCGCACGGCAAACACGATGACGCTGGCTACTGGGCCAGGACCCTCAATTTACGGAAATTGGATTAATGGAACAGGGACTACCATAACTGGTGGAGCTACAAGCCTGACATTTTTGGGTCGCGTAAGCCAAACCATAACGAGTCAGGGAAAATCTTTTCCACAATATTTGGTTATTAATTCAGTAGGTGGAACAGTATCATTACAAGATGCTTTTACATCGACTGGAAGTGGCGGTGCCCCAGCTATAACTATAACCAATGGGACATTCGACGCTGTAACTTATAATGTAACACTGTCAGGCAGCACAACTCAAGGCGGTGTAAGTTCTTCAAATTCTAATACAAGAACTATTGCTATAGGTTCTGGGACTTGGACTATAACTAACTCAGGAGGTTGGACTACATCCACCTCCACTAACCTCACCGTCACCGGCACCGGCACAATTAGCCTAACCAGCGCATCTTCTAAAAGTTTTCAAGGCGGCGGCGTTGCCTACACCAACATCACGCTGAATCAAGGCGGCAACGGTACGCTATCAATCGGCGGTAACAACACCTTCAAGACCATTAGCAGCACCGCTGCTGGTGCCAACACAATCAACATTGGAACGACGACTCAGCGGGTCACGACCTCATGGACGGCTACTGGCACGGTTGGCAACATCCTGACGGTAACAGGTACATCTGCGAGTTCTCCGGGTACGCTGATCTTTACCGGATCTGGAACGGCAGCGAACGTTGACTACCTAACGATCACCGGTGTGAGGGCGTTCAGTCTTGATACGACATGGTACGCTGGCGCAAACTCAACGAACAACGGCAGTTTAGGGTGGTACTTCAACGTCGCCCCCGCTCCGGGGACTGCAACATCTAACTTCTTCTTGTTCTTCTAATGTTTGGCTTTGGCTCATTCGCAGAGTTCCCGTTCTCGGCGCTCCCAGAGGGGGCTATAAACGTTTTTGTTTCTGAAAGCGCTACAGGTTCAGATAGTACGGCTGTTGGCGCGTCAATTTTTAACGCTGCATTAAATGAGAGTCTTACAGGTTCCGATAGTACGGCCGTTGGCGCGTTAATTTTTAACGCCGCATTAAATGAGAGTCTTACAGCTGCAGATCTGTTGGCAGCGGCCACTGACTTAGGGGTGAGTATTACAGAGAGTGCGTTGGTTTCAGATACCTTCTTGGTTGCGCCAAGTACCTTCAATGCGCCGTTCTCGGACTCGGTGACAGCATCAGACAGCGATGTGGGGTTCATCACGTTCCCTGCCACGATCTCTGAATCAGCAACCGGGACGGACACGGACGTTGGCTTTATCACGTTCCCGGCAACGATCAACGAAACATCAACTGCCTCTGAAACGATGGCAGCTCAGGCGGTGTTTGGAGCGTCAGTCACAGAGTCGGTCTTGGCGTTGGATGCCACAGCGGTTGCGCCGAGTATCTTCAATGTGGTGGTGCCGGAGTCTGCTGTAGCACAGGATTCAGTCAATTCGTTGGCGATCTTCTCGACCTCTTTCGCTGACACCGTGACGGTGATAGACTTGGCTGTCGGAGCATTTCTCTGGAATTTGATTGACGATGCTCAGCCGGGAAACTGGCAAGTCATTCCGACAAACGTTTCACCGGGGTGGCAAGATATAAATACTGATCAGTCTGGCAACTGGCAAAACGTCGATACGGTCTAAGGAATAACTCATGCCCACCCAATACACGACCCTTCTTGGCTTAGCCAAACCTGTTACGGGCGAACTTCCCGGCACGTGGGGAGCTACGGTCAATAGCTACCTGACGGACTACATTGAGTCGGCGGTTGCGGGAGCACAAGTGATCAGCGGCTCTCAAACAGCTGTCACGCTCTCAACAACGAACGGCAGTTCGCTGGTGCAGGCAGGCGTCACTTCTTCCGGTTCGTCGCAGTACGCCATCATCCGTTGCACCGGTAATCCAGCGGGGTTGTTGACGATTACTGCGCCTGCTGCCAGCAAGGCGTATCTCATTATCAACGCCACCTCCACAAGTCAGAGCGTCAAGCTTGTGGGCGCGGGTCCGACTACGGGTGTGACTGTTGCAGCCAGTCGCGCAGCGTTGGTCGCTTGGAACGGTTTTGATTTTGCATTGATCGCGACGACGGACGTTTCTCAGTTGAGCGGTACGCTGGCGGTGGCGAACGGAGGTACTGGAGTTACATCTTCTACAGGAACTGGCTCCGTAGTTCTCTCTACTTCACCTGTGTTAACCACTCCTAATCTGGGAACGCCTTCTGCTGCTACGCTTTCAAACGCAACGGGTTTGCCAATTGATGGCGGTACGACTGGAACACTTCCCGTTAACCGTGGCGGTACTGGGGCAACTGCTTTTTCTTCTGGACAGTTTCTTAAAGGTGCCGGTACCGGTGCGGTTATTACTGCGGCCACAGTATCTCTTGCGTCAGAAGTTACTGGAACCCTGCTAATTGCTAACGGTGGCACTGGTCAGACTACTGCGCTCGCAGCATTTGATGCGCTTAAACAAGCTTCGACTACGACGTATGTTGGCGCGGTTGAATTAGCAACAACTGCGGAAGTTCAAACCGGAACTGATACGACAAGGGCAATCACTCCTGACGCTCTGCGGCAAGGAGCGTTGGTTCGCGGCACTGCTCAGTCAACTACGTTTGGAACAGTCAAGGAATTCACCGGCATTCCATCATGGGTAAAACGAATTACGGTTATGTTTTCTGGGGTAAGCGTTACTGGCACAGATTCAGTTCTTGTACAGCTAGGTTATAGTGCTGGTTATCTGACATCAGGATATGTTTCATCCGCTGTGGGTACAAATGGAACTGGCGGTGGCACGGCTTCATCAACTTTTGGTTTTATTATAAGAGCGGCGGGTGCTACAGGAACTCTAAGTGGGCATATGCTTATCACTAATATAACGTCTACTTCATGGGTCTCCTCACATACACTAAAAACAGATAATTCGGGTGTCGTTAATATTGGCGGTGGCGATGTTGTTGCATTGGGCGGGGCTTTAGATAGAATTAGACTCACACTTAGTGGGAGTGACACGTTTGACGCTGGAACTGTAAACATTATTTACGAGTGAGCCATGCCACTCAAAAAAATCGTTTTCAAA